TGTAAGTTGTTGGCTCGGGTTGTTGCTAGACACAACTGTTAACATTGTGTTATTAGTTGTGTGTAGCCAGTCGATAGACAGAATATGCTGCGCTTCGCTTGCTTGGTGTGCTGCTACTCGAGAACTACAATCAACTTCTTAATTCGGGCCTTTGTCTCTCTTGCCAGAGGGCCCTTCCAACTATTCATATTGTTGAGAGCGTAGAAGAGCTGGGTGGAGAGTGCAGACTCGCCATACAGTTCTTCAGCTGTCTCAAAAGCGTCAGTTGAGAGGTAGGAGAGGGCGTAGGGATCTTTGACATTTTGTCGACAGATGTTTAATACAGTTGTCAACTCGGTCCGGGTTGCAGATGTCATGTGTCTTTCTCCTTCTTCTGTATGTGGAATGTGCGGCTGTCGATAGACAGCTTCGCTAACGCTCGCTTGGGTAGTACGTATGTGAAAGATGCTCGCTTCGCTGCGCTTGGTGTCGATAGACGCTTGGCACATTGTAGATGTCAGCTCGGGTCATTTGACAAGTTGTCGAACAAAGTATTCATCTCTTCTCTATACGTTGGTTCTCTGCCTTTCAAAATCTGAAGATTATCAGAACCGCCATTATCAACTTCGGCATGACAGTGTGTACATTCGGATCTGTACCCATCCATAGTCTCAATCCAGTTTCCCCCATCTTTGCATATGCATGCTGCTATCTCTGCATCTCTCCAACTACCTTTGAAGTCTTTCCACTCTCTTTTTTCCATTTTACTACTCCTTCTTCTAAATGTATCAACTCACTTACGTTCGTTGGTAGTACCCATATGTGTACTTGTTAGCTCGGGTGCTTGTCACAAGAGTGCCAGATACGCTAGTATGGAGAGGATGAAGATTTCACGCGGCATAGTGGGCCTTTCTACAGTGTACAGAGAGAGCTCGCTTCGCTCACTTGGGTCGCTAGTTGCTTGTGTTCGTGTAGATGTTCTATCGCTAGACGTCGCTAGACGCATCGAGTAGCGATAACTTCTACAACATTGTGGTGTTTGGAGAGAGTGCTGCGAACAAGTTTTGAGCCGTTAGTTGGAGATAGGAAGAGATTGATAGTTGTATCGTCTGATACTTCGCTTATTAGCAGTACAGGCTGCCCATCTACAGTAATTTGAAGATCGTCAAGCGGGTGGATTTCTATGGTTCTAGTCATTTGACTACTCCTTCTTGCTTTACGTGTCAATATGTATCGATAGACACTTGTGTAGTGTACATTTGTGTACTTGCGAACCGGGTGCCGATAGACAAGTGGCACGTTTATAGATGTTGGTTCGGGTAGATCTTCTATCGCTAGATGCATAATCTGCTTCGCTTGTAAGTACATATTTGTACAGATGGTGGCTCGGGTGCGTTGCGAAGCAATAACACGACAACAACCTAGCCTGATAACATATGAGGTTTTGGAGCACCCTTAAGAGTTAGTTAATTTTTTTTTTATATAACAGAGAGAGGGGGTTTGACGGTTGGCTAACAGGGGGGAGGGCAAACCGGGTAAAACATGTTATGATATCAGTCTAGGTTGTTGGGATGTTAATCGTTTCGAACACATTGTGCAGTATGCGATACAACTTAGTGTACATGGTAGGCAACTGGTAACATTGTGTTATCAGTTGTCTATCGCGTACACTAGACATGACAGTACGCGATTTTCGTTTTTCGTTTTTTCGTGTTGCAGAACGCAGGTTGCAGATTGCCAATTACTGTTCTTGAACGTCCGGCATCATCGTGTTGTCGCTTGTGCAGATGTTGTGTTCGGCGAAGGTGGCGAGTGCCTCAGGCGTTGAGAGACCGGCATTGCTAAGTGCCTTAGCACGCGATATGAGAATGTTGCGGATGACGCTGGCGTCTGCGTTCTCAGTTGTGATTTTCAGCAGTTCAGATCGCGGGACACTGGCAAAGCCGATGTTGAACCACTCATCATCCGAGTGCGTACCTTTCGTAGCACTCTCAAACTTTCGGCGAACCGCAGCCTGTGTTTGAACGGCGAGAGCGTTGACAGTCGCGACAAGCGTCTGCTTGTACCCGAGCACACCACTTTCGAGCCAGTCTGTCAACAGCACTTTCGCGTCGCTCTCAGAGAACGGTTCGTCGGCTTCACCAGATGGCAGGAGTGGGACTTGAGCATAGCCAACTAGCTGTGCGTCCTTCCCCTTCCCAACTTTCGTTGGCCGTTTGCTGAAAGCAATGCCGTTGATTGTGACAGTCGACCAATTCTTGCTGTTTCTAGCCATTTTACTACTCCTTACACAGATGTTAAGACGTTTGTATACGATACGCATTAGCACACTGTATGTTAACAGTATGCTAGTGCATACCGTACACAAGCGACACTATCGCACAAGTGTGGACATATGGCATACGCAAATACACGTATGGCAATGTGCGCTTGCAAATATACGACACTGACAACATTATGAAAGAACAATGCTACGTGTCAACTTGCAATTTTTGTTCTATCTATTGCAATGTCAACACATTTGTTCGACACGATTGACGATTGACCAGTGGGACGGGCAAATATGCCACTTGTCACCAAACCTGCTTCAATCATCAACATACAATATATCGGCAATCCAAGCGGTTGTCAACAACAAAATTGGACAAATTCCGAAAAATTGTCAAAATTGTTGGGTGGACATGCCAGCGGGATGGTTCTCCTGCTGGACGAGGACCACCGAGCGGCAACCCGGCATCTCCTACCATTCCCGTATGTATTGTATATCTATAGGAATACTAGGACATGCCCGACCGTAGCGCGATGCCGAAACTCCACTACTCCAATCGACATAATGTACATTGCGGGCAGAAACAAAACCCCCCAGGGGGGTGGGTAGCGCGGAAGACTATGCCTCTTTCTAATTTTTACAAAATTCACACCTGTAAGCTGTCTATCGACAACTCACAAATTACAGTATGTAAACGTCTACACACATTAGGTATTTTTCAAACATCCAATACTCTCCGATTTTGGCTCTTATTATCGTATAGTGCTGTGAATTGCCCAATCCCCACGAACTTTGAACTTGGCCTTTTCGCTCCTCCTTCACCAAGACATGGCTGAGTTGCCTCACCCCCAACAAACAGCCATGTCTTCTTCTCGTATCACTATGAATGATCAGAGAGAAGATATAGACATTGTACCGGCTGAAGAACTTATTGGCCGAACCGTGTCTTTCGTTGTCAAGCCTAACATTCATGGGCAGGTGACTGGCGTCTTTATCGGACAATCTTGTCGCACTTATCGAGTCGATTACTATGATGACAACTTCTCTTCCGTAACAATGTACGGCTTCCAGCTAATTTTGGAATAACTATATGACGCAAGAGCTTCAAAAGCTTAACAATCGACATTATAAGATCATAGACTTTTGCCTTCGTGGCTTTACGAATAGGCAGATAGCCGAGCAACTATCTATAACAGACCAAGCAGTCTCCATCATTATCAACTCTCCCATCTTCAAGCACGAACTTGCGCTTCGCCGCTCGGCTCTCTCCGAAATTAAAGATGAAAGAATTGCGGTAGAAGAGGATGATGTAGCTCGGACGTTGCGAGATGGGGCGATTAAAGCGGCTGCAAAGCTCGTTCTTAACACAAACTGTGGGAATCCAGGAGCTGAGAACAGCGCTTGTGAGGCGATTCTTGACCGAACTGGCTACTCTCGTGTTACAAAGCAGGAAAATAAGAGCGTTGGTGTACAAATTACAATCACAAAAGAGCTTGCAGACGTTATACGATCAACTCTTGACATGGAGCAAGCATGAGTTGTAGGGCTGTTACCATTTGTGTTCTTGTTCTTATGTTAGCACACATAGCGAGTGCTGCTACAATCTACGTCGGTCCATCCGCAACTGGTAACGGTCTGGGTGGTGATGCAGATAATCTCATGGCTTGGGCGACGTGGAAGGGATCTAGTCGAACGTCGGACACCTGCTACTTCGGTGCTGATATGACCTCTGTGATCAGCGAGGATTTCTATTGGCCAACTTGCCTAGGGTACTACGCCAAGTACGTACAGGTCTACGCTACGTACTCAGTTGGATTTCGGTTCGCGGACTACGAGAGGATCTTTCAGTGGGCGGCGGGTGATATTGGCGTTGTAGATCCTGAAGCTGGAGTGAGCGTTACTGCTCTCGTTCCGAGTCCGACGACGGCCGTCATCAACTCAGCGACGGTCGATGTCCACGGTACGATGATCGATCCAGTGAGTGGGTGGAAGCAGGGGATTCACGGCTCGATCGGTGGGTACGACGCGACCTACAATGAGGGGCCGGATATCGCAGGTGGCACGCCGTACACTCTGACGGCAGGGCACACGATGGTTCACACCTATGGGCAGACGACGGCTGACGGAAACGCGGAATACATTATGAACGCCGCCGCTCTTCACTGTGTCGCCAGCGTTCCGGAAGCTTTGTCATTTCGCCCAACGTACGCAGGCGGATCGGCATCGAAGACCATCTTTCTCGCATCGGCGGTGGACACGCAGATCACAGCGGGGAGGCTAGCGAGCGTGGCTGCGCCGGACGGGGCTCCTACGTATTCGGGTTTGGCAACCCAGGCTCGGCCCCTGTGGCTCGAACTGATCGCTGGCGGAGCAAATGGCCGGTCCTGTCATCCGAAGGGGCCTAACAGAGGCCAGTACGGTGCTTCACTTTCTGGGGCCTATGCCCAGATGGCTTTGTGGACCAACACAAATCAGACGGCTTCAGAGAAGAAGTTCATTGCCTACTGTCTCGTCCAGGCTGGCATCGACGCTTGGGGATTCATCAAGTCGAGCGACGTGGGGAGGCGGGTGTTGGACCCAGAGAACGGGGCGCACGGCCAGTCCAAGATGAGGTTCGCGTACGCGGGTTGGCTGCTCGATGATGCCACAATTCTGGCGGGCCTGGAAAAGACAGGCGACCACGTCAGATATTCCGCATCGTCTACTTCGGTTGCGACCGACTTCATTCACACGACCGAGGAGCAGGTATACAAGATCACGGCGAATGACATACTCGAACCGCCATACCCAGTGGGTTATGCCGGCTGGGGCTCCATGACAGGGACGGTATCTGTCGAACACGGCTCCACCGCAGTTGTTGGGTCCGGGACGAACTGGGCCTCTATCGACGATCACTACAACAACATGATCTCGCTTCGCGACGCCAGCAACATCGCGGTGGACGACCAGGCGACCAGCCTCACGAAGCACGCCTACGCGATTGCGTCGATCACGGACAACACGCATCTCACGCTGTCCGAGGCGTACACGGGCGACACCGCCAGCGGTCAACTATACGTCATGGCCGGCGGGATCGTGCTTGGCCACGGTTCTGCGGTGGCGAGGCAGTACAAGACGGACGAGCCGATCATCAAGGAGTACACGGCGGAGGACGTGGGCGTATCCGTATGGGGCATTACCTGGGGCTCACCGGCGTTCGAGCACCCGACGGCGTCTCCATACGGGGAAGGCTGGTACAGCGGCTCTCTCGGATCGTTCGAGCATCGATACCAGCCTTACTGGGTCCAGTCCTATTGCGGGCATCAGCTCGCGGCCATGATGATGGGGATGGCCGATATCTGGAATCATGACGCGGCATTCGAGTTCACAGATCGACTAGTTACGGTCAACGGGAATGTCGGAATGAGTTACGCTTGGACCTACGCCATGTGGGACGCGTATAGGGCCGACTACGATCCTGCCCCGTGGGAGCCGAAATGCCACACGCCGGTCCCGTCGAATTCGGCTACCGATATTGCAACTTCGCAAGTTCTGAGTTGGTACGACGGCAACGGCCGAGTGCCTGGATCATCGTGCAACGTCTACTTCGGCACCGATTCCACACCTGACGCAACAGAGTTGGTGGATGAGGAGAGTACCGACTACGCCTACACGCCTGAGCTGGCGGCAGGAACAACCTACTACTGGCGAGTGGACGAAGTGTGTTCGGGCGGGACGTACGCCGGGGACGTGTGGAGCTTTACGACAGAAGGTGGTGAAGAACCACATGCCGAAACCAAACACCTTCTGCTATTGAAGGACTAAGACATGAGACGAATCATTTTGTCGCTGCTATTGTTGGCCTGGCTTTCACCTCTCGCTCTGGCAGACTACGTAGGGACACCGAACACTTATACTTGGTATGTCAACACGGATGCAGTATCGAATGGAGATGGATCGGCCGAGTCTCCATTCAACAATCTGAACACAGGTCTTGGAACCGTGGACAATACCTACGGAGACTTGACGGCGACGACATCTCACCACACGTTCTACGTCTATGGAGCGACAGCCTCAACAGACGGCATCTGGCTGGGTGGATTCACCAACTCGACCAACGACAACTACCATGTGCATGTGATTTGCTCAGACCCACACAGCGGAGTGTGGACCACGGGGAAATTCCGAGTCCAGACGTCTGGATCGATCGCTTTCAACGGCGCCCCAGCGTACACTCGCATTCAGGGCCTGCAAATCAAAACCACGGCTGGTTCAGGAATCGGAATCAACTTGTCAGCGACAGGCTACGTCATCTCCAATTGCATCATCAAAGACTGCTATGAAGGGGTGTACGGCTACTCGTCGAAGGGTTGCACGATCGAGAACTGCATCATCACCGGCGGGACGTATGGCTACTGGGCAAAGGCGTCATCCAATATCATCAATACGACATTCGCCAACTGCGCCACGTACGGGCTCTACAGCTATGGCTACATCGGGATCGCTACCAGGAACGTCTACTCTGGAGGATGCGGAACGGACCTGTACACAGATGGAAGTGGTACGTGGAACAAATACAACACCTACACGGAGGATGGGAGCTTGTCCACTTCGACCGTTGCGTTTACGACATCGACGTTCACGAATGTCACGGCTGGCAGCGAGAACATGCACCTTGTTGCCGGGAGTGGCCTGATTGGTGTAGGCGCGGACACATCGTCGTACACCCTGGTTGACACAGACGTCGATGGCGACACGAGGCCGCAAGGTGATACGTGGGATGTAGGAGCCGATGAACTGTTCGAGGCAGATGACCCTGAGGCAATCTACGCCACAGGCTTTTTCCCGGCAGACGAAGCGACCAAGCAGAACCGAACAGTCAAGTTGGCATGGGTAGATGATCCGAACGCGGTCAGTCACGATCTGTTTGGCGGAACGAACCCGGCTTCTCTCTCTCAGTTGCAAGATGCATCGACACAGGAATGGTACGTTGTTAAGAATCTGACTCCTGGCGTTCCCTACTACTGGCGTGTGGACGAGATCGATTCTGAGAGCAATACAACGACGGGTGTCCTGCTGGAATTCACGCCGACTGGAAAGGCGGGGTCAAGACAGTGACGAGACTTGGCTGGATATCGCTGGTTCTGCTTGCCGCGACAGCGCACGGTGCGACCTACTACGTTGATCGCAACGCCGTGGGCGCGTCCGACTCCAATCCTGGAACGGAAGAATCTCCATGGCTCACGATAACCAAGGCCACAACGACCGTGACTGCTGGTGACACCGTCTACATCAAGGGCTCGACAAATCCAGCTTCTGCCGATGCGATCTACGACCGCAGTGGGGCCAATGGTCTTCCGATCCAGACCGCCGGGACAGCAGGCAATACCATTACCTACGCGGCCTATACGGGCCACACGGTGATCCTCCAGGGTAATGGGACTGGCAACGGTATCGCGCTCGACTACGCTTCCTACCACGCGATCAAGGGCTTGACGTTCAAGAACTTCAACAAGGCAACTGAGGGATTCGAGACAAAGACGGACATCCTGATTGAGGACTGCGAATTCACTCAGACCTACGAGACCGGGCTTCGACTGCGGAGCATCACGAACCTGACCGTGCGCGATTGCTATATCCACCATTGCTTTGAGGCGGGTGTGATGATTAGAGATGGCTGTGTGAACGTCCTGATGGACAATGTGCAGTCGAATAACAACACGGACAGCGACGGAACCAGTTCTTCGGACGGATTCACGGTCCAGTACAACTGCGACAATATTACCTTCAAGGAATGCTCAGCCATCAACAACTCTGGGGATGGGTTCGACCTGAATGGAACGAATGTACTCGTCGTCAATTGCATAGCTCATGGCCAGGGCCATGACAACGGCCAGGGCTACGACGAGTCCGGTGGATGCAATGTGAAGTGTTGGCGGCGGCCGTCACCTGAATCCCCCGCTTATCGAGCCTGCGATTACACATTCATCAATTGCGTCTTCTACGACTGCCTTCAGACCGGGATCAAGGTGAACGAAGGGGCTCGTGTTGACATCTATAATTGCACTATCGACGGCAGCGGGGAGGAGGGGATCGCATTTCGAGCCCTAAGTGGCAATGGAGATACGACTCCTGTCACTTCCCATATCATCAACGCGATCATCTCCGATAGTGGCTATGAGGGGATCGGAGTAGATGGAGCCGCTGTCAACGTGGTAGATGCCGATCATTGCTTGTTCTATAGCAATGTCGAAGCGGACAACGGCTTGCACGCCAATACGAACGCAATCACCGATGAAGACCCGCTGTTCTTCGGTGCCGAATCCGGCATGTTCCAATTGACTGGGTCGAGCCCTGCCTTGGAGGCCGGAGTTGGAATCGAAGACTCCAACAGTATTATGGGCGATCTTGGCTACGAGTGTCCCAGTGATTTCGCTGGGACGTGCAGACCTTCAGGCGACGACTGGGACATTGGAGCCTACGAACGCGTGGACAATCCGGGCAATACGGCCCCTGAGTTCACAGACCCCCCCGCAGGGCCTCCATCGTATTCGAGCGTCAATGAAGGGTCGGATCTATCCATACAATTCTCTGCTACGGACTCGCAGAGTGATGACTGCTTTTTCTTCTTGTCTTCTGGCGTGGAGGACGGAATGGCCATCAATTCAAGCACCGGCCTTTTCACCTGGACGCCAACCTATACCCAAGGCGGAAACACTGCTGATCCCTGCGAGGCGTACGACGTCGTAGTAGCTGTGACAGATGAGTATTTCGCCGAACCGGCCGATACGACCACAATCCGAATCGTGGTGAACAACGTGAATAGAGCCCCGGTCTACGGTGGCATCACCGGCTACACGGCGGTCGCTGGACGGGTCTGGAAGTACGGCCTGCACTTCACGGACATCGACGGCGACACGATGGTCTTTACCGCGACAGGCAAGCCGACAGGCATGACGATTGGGCGAGGTTCCGGGATTGTCTCCTGGAACCCGACAGCAGAGCAGGTCGGAGACCACGCAGTCACCGTGCGAGCTGCCGATCCTGCGACCGGTACGAACCAGGCGATCACGTTCACCGTGCTGCCAGAGACTCCCTACACGGCCCCAACAGATGAAGCGAACATCTTCTATGTGGACGGAGCAACAGGCAGCGATAGTGACAATGGCCAAACGGCAGGAGATGCCTGGGCGACGATTCAGCACGCAGCCACAACCCTGACTGCGGGCCAGATGGTCTTGATTCGCGCAGGCACCTACGCCGAGGAAGCAACACCGAACTCTGGGACAGCAGGAAGCCCAATCGTTTTCAAGGCATACCCGAGTGAAGCCCCTATCATGGACGGCCAGTCGTTCAGCAGTCCAGAAGCGTTCCAGGGCGGATCTCACATTGTGTACGACGGCCTGACGTTCCGCAATTATGGCGAGACGCTGGACCTTCGGGAAAGCGATAGCGACATTGTGGTGGTCAATTGCACGATCGAAGACGCTACAGACTACGGCATCTACGGCTTTGCGGGCGATCAGTTGCGGGTTGAACACACGTTGATTGAAGATATCGGAGACCGTGGGTATTACGGGAGCGGCGGAACGAACGTTCATTTCTACGATGTGACTGTCAATACAGTCACTGACCGGGGTTTGATCGATTACGCGCCGGATAATCTCACGGTCACGGACTGCAACGTAACTGCTTGTGGACGATTTGGGATATGGTTTCAGGGCCACAGTGTCCAAATACAGGATTCCGTCATCCACGACAATGCCCAAATCGGAGTCCAGCTCGACTCGACCTACGCATTCATGTCTGGGTCTATGGTTTCCGGTACGACGCTATATGGCGGAACTGCCATGAATCTGTTTCTCGGTCAATCAGCCGGGTCTCACGCGTGGATTTCGGACACGACCATTTCTGACAGCGAAAGATATGGGGTCTATGTTGGCCCCAATTCGATTGGATATGCGACGAACGTCACGTTCTCGGGGAACGCATCAGACAACGTCTATATCGAGACAGGCGGGTCGTGGGGATCGCCCCCGGCAGAACCCGCTGAGACAACAAAATTTTTCATGTTCACCAAGTGAAAGGGTATTGGCATGTTGCGGAATCGTAAAGTAAAGTTCGCGGGAATCGCCATTTTGGTGCTGTTGTGTGGCTTCCTGTTTGGGGCGACCATCACGGAAGATTGGCCTGCGTCTTTGACTCAGATCGAAGGAACTGCGGATGGCTATTCAACGCTCAGTGGGACAACAGAGGAATATAGCAGTATCGTCAATATGGACACCTCTGGCAACACAGGTGCGATCGTCTATGTCGAGGTCAATTACGACTCGACGCCTACCGATCAGGTCACGATCTCGCTTTATCGGCATCGGACGAATTCGACGGATACACGGGACACCACCGCAGTCTGGGCAATGCAAGGGGACAAGTCTGTAGACCCGCAGCGGATCTCGTTCACTGTCACGGACTGCCATTATTTTAGCGTCGGGGTGAAGCAGTCCGGATCAACAGATACGCATGACGTCCGGACCTACTGGGAGGGCAAGACGGGAGCAAGCAACTGATGAGAAAGCTACTTGCCATCCTATTCCTAATCCTGGCCGTCCAGTCGCAAGGATTGGGTTCCAGCAACCAGAAGCCCATGAGGGGATCGACTCTCATAACGACAGATCCGTTCTCGCGAGGTCTGGTTGGATATTGGCTGCTCAACGAGAGGGTGGGAGCAACAGTCTTCGACCTCAGCGGGAACCAGAACCACGGCAATTTATACGACGGTGTTGGATCGGCCCTGCCGACGTGGGGGCCTGACGGTCTCGTATTTGCCGACACAGAATATGAGGCTGTGGATTGCGGGAGTCGGACGAGTGTCCTCCCCAACGCGTGGACATTTGTTGCCAGGATCAATGCGACGGATGCATCCGCCAATACACTGTTTGGGTGGGCGTCAGGAGCCTCGGAATATAGTCAGTTCCAACTCCGGTATGGAGGCGGAGATCCGCTGCTCTATCTCGGATCGGGCAACTTCTCCTTTTTCAGCACGTACCCGAAATTCGGACAGTGGGCGACGGTTGCCGTGACTTGTCCTGGGGCCGGGCAAAATGACGTCCTTACGTCTCAGTTCTATGTGGACGGCATACCTCTGAGTCGTGGATCGACCGCCAACAGCAGCGCACAGGATGCGAAGGTTACATTCCACATCGGGCATCAGGGCCAAGCGGGAGGGAGCAAAGATTACGAGGGTAAAATTGCATGGGCCATGCTCTATGATCGAGTCCTGTCGCAGAGCGAAGTTGTCCAGATTAGCTTTAGTCCTTTCCGTATAGTAAATGCGCGCGGTCGAATTCCGATCATGGCATCTGAGCTTCCACAAACGAACTATAAACCAATCAACGGCGTCATCGATTGGCCCATCAATGGAGAAATTCAATGAACAAGCGAATCTTTCTTTCACTCGTACTGCCATTCGTGATTTGCGCGGCACACGCCGCAGAGATCCCGAATGGGAGCCTTGATCAAGTCATTCAGTTCGTCGGGATGCAGAGCGCAGACCCAACTGCGGCGTTCACAGGTGGCACTACATTCACCGTCAAGTACATCGTGAATGGCGGAACGCTCACAACTATGACGACTCCGACCGTGACTGAGAAGGCGGGCGGCTGCTACGTTGTTTTGATGGACGAATCCGGGGCCACGACCATACCGGATGCCAACGACACGGCGAACCTGCTCGTTCAGATCAGCCACACGGGAATGGTGACTGTCTGGCGAGAAGCCGTGATCCGCGAGAGGATGGCCACGATTGCGGAGATCCAGGCCGACCTTGCCCTTGAAAGCAAGCAGGACACGATCATCGCTGTGTCCAACAAGGTAGACACTATGTTGGAATCGGATGGTTCCACGGGATACCAGTTCACGGCACTTGCAGTAGAGAATGCGCCTTCAGGCTCCAGTTCCTTCGATCCTAACGATACACCTGTTCAACTATCTTCCACGGCCCTTACCGCGATTCTGGCAAAGTTTCCAGTTGATGCCAACGATCTGATGGAAGTGGCCATCCATGACGTTTCCGCTGGGGCCGGGATCGGGACAACGAGCGACATGAATGATGTTCTAGACGAGAATCCTATCCTAGTTGCGCTTGATGCTCTTGCCGCAAAGTTGGATAGCATGATTCGTGCCGATGGTGCGGAGTACGAGTTTGATCCGAACGCTGTGGAGGAGGCCCCAACGGGTACCGGCTCTGGTCTGACGGCTCAGCAGACTCGCGATGCGATGAAACTTGCGCCGTCGGCCGGGGCGGCTAGTGCCGGAAGTATCGACACTTTGATTGCAACAGCCAACACCACGCTTGGAGCACCTGTCGGTGCGTCAATCAGCGCGGATATCGCGTCTGTCAAGAGCGATGCTGGCGCCGCGAAAACTGCCGCCGAAAAGATCGACACGAGTACGGAACTCCGCACGCTGTTGGCCGGCAGTGATACGGCTCTGGCGACCGCCGCGGCACTCGACACCGTAGATAACTTTTTGGATACTGAAGAGGCTGCGATTTTAGCAATCGCAAATAAGCTAGATACAGCTCTTGTACAAGATGGTGCAGTGTGGAAGTTTACGACTAATGCTCTTGAGCAAGGACCGAGTGGAGAAGGACAACTCGGACCTGCGACTGAGCTTTCTTCTCTTAACAATATGACTTTTGAAGAGTGGCTCTTCTACATGTACTATAAACCTGCTGGTCGTTATTAGGAGTTTCTTAATGCCATTAACGCGAGAGGAACAGCGAGCAATCGATGACAGATGTGAGTTGATAGCTGAGAGAGTTATTGAGAGGGTACTTGCAAAAGTGATAGAGACGCATAAGCAGACTTGTCCGCACGGCTTGTATCTTATGGGTGGTAAGAAGCTGTTGGTTGGTTTCCTCATTGCTGCTTCTGTCTTTGGAGCTGGCTCAGGCGCTACAATCGCTAGTATCATTGTCCGGATTATGGGATCAGGGGCTATAAAGTGACAGAGCAAGAAGAGAGAGATCTGGAACAATTAACTGATAACAATGTGTTATCAGATGATGCGAATAAGGAGCTTTTGGATAAGCTTCGTGCTCAGTGTAAGAAGAGTCCATTCTTTCTTGGCCGCGTTATACTTGGATACACGGACTTTACAAAAGACATCCATCTCCCATTCTTACAGCGTCTCTCCGATTTTGAGCATAACAATCGCATCGTTCTTGTCATGCCACGTACTTGGTTTAAGTCCACAATCATCATTGTCTATGCCATTTGGCGAGCTATCAATACGCCAAACGTCCGCATTCTCATCTGTCAAAATAGCTATGGGAATGCTGTTAAGAAACTTAATAGTATTAAGCAGATATTTGAGAAGAACGTCTTGTTCAGAGCTCTCTTTCCAGACATCCTTCCCACTGCACAATCTGTCTGGCGTACCGATTGTCTAACTGTAAATAGAACATCTACTGATCCGGAAGGTACGTTCGAAGCGGCTGGTGTGGGTACAGCTGTCATCTCTCGTCACTACGATGTTATTATAGAAGATGATACGGTGTCGCCGGAAAAAGATGAGATGGGAGCCGAGTTGCAAGTGCCGACAGCACTTGAGATTGCTAAGTCAATCGGCTGGCACAATCTTGCAACGCCCCTTCTCATCCATCCGCTCAAGTCGCAAATTGTAGTGGTAGGAACAAGATGGGCAGAAGAGGACCTCATAGGACATATTATAAATACTTTTAAGAACTACGTTGTTCTTACTCGTTCTGTGAGAGAGAAGGATGGGAAGCCAGCGAATAAGGATGAAGGCGGAGTGCCGGCTTGGCCAGAACGTTTTTCGGAAGAAGTGCTTGAAGAGCTGGAACGTGCCCTCGGCCCCTTCATGTTTGCTACACTGATGATGAATAGTCCGACTTCATCGTCTGACCGAGTGTTTAGAAGAGAGTGGATGACTTACTATGATAGTGTAGATACGACAGACCTTGTCTGTATAACATCTGTAGATCCTGCATCCGCCGACCCTAAGAAGTCGGCTGATCCAGACTATACAGTTGTGTTGACAACAGGCATCAGACCTTCAACGGGCGAGATCTTTGTTCTGTGTTACGATAGACGTAGAATGAATCCGGGCGAGCAAGTTGATACGGTCTTCTCTCACTATATTCTCTTCAGGCCGGTTATCGTACTTATCGAAGCTGTATCTTACCAGCGAACGCTAAAGTACTGGGTGGAGCAGAAGCAGAAGGCTCTAAACGTCTTGTTCTTAATCGAGGAATTTAAGGGTGGGGCGGCTTCTAAAATCGATCGTATCAACGGTCTTCAGCCTTTTTACAATGCGAGGAGGGTTAAGCATAAACCCGAAATGGATACTTTGGAAAGAGAGCTGTTAGCACACCCGACTGCATCTGGACACGATGACGTAGCTGACGCTCTCAGTATGCAGATTTCAAAGTGGAATGATATCATTCTTACCTACGTCAAATCTGTGAATAAGGAGCTGATAGAAGACCCTCTCTCTGGCAAAAGCATTCTTGCACAGCTTAGACAGCGCTCTACAACGACAAAGACCTACCCATATGATATAGGAAATATGAAAGATAGAGTTAACGAACGTAGGCAATACGTTTATAACTAGGTGAACGATGCTTAAACCTGAAGAATGGCTGACAGAAATTGATAACGCTCTGGAGTTTAGAAAAAGCTTTTCTAGAGAGGAGAAGTGGGATAGTTTAGAGAAAAGCTACATGAATGATCCAGATAGCGATACGGCTATTGGTCCGAATTTGATCTATTCATATGGTGACTCTCTTACCAGCTCTCTAATTGTGCCAGACCCAGAAGTGCTGGTTGCAGCATCTACCCGCTTTGGTCTTAACACCGCTCTTATAGTTGAGAACTTGGACAATCAACTCATTAAGAGAACGAAGTTGAAGAGGGCGTGTGATGGTGCACTTCTGAATGGGTACTTGTATGGTAAGCAGATTTTGAAGATTGGGTATGATAGCGAGTATGGGTGGTCTCCATACTTCGATATTGGCAAAGCTCCGAATATGATGGGCATGTCTCTTACTCAGTTTGATAAGAGTGGGAATCGGATTGAGTATAATGACATTAAGCCGGGCTGGCCTTGGGTGAGAGAAGTACTGCCGCATGACTTTGTCGTTCCGTGGGGCTCTGTCTATCTGGATGAAGCCCCTTGGTGTGCTCACCGGATCATACGCTTAACTGAGGATTTGAAGAATGATCCGAAGTATATAAACACGAAGAGGCTGGAGCCGGACATCTCGATGGAAAGCTTCATGCAGTCGTATAAGAATGTTGGTGCTCAGAGAATGAGATATACTGAGCACTCGGCTGCAACACAGAGAGAGAATAGGAAGTGTGCATATACCGAGCTTTGGGAGATTCACGACAGAGCGAGTGGCATGATCTTTGTCGTGACGAGAGACTATGATAAGTTTCTGCGTAAGACGGTAGATGCTGTGCAGCTCGCGATTGGTGGTCTTCCATTTGTAGCTGGCGATTTTGTGAAGCACCCGCGTAGCTTCTGGACTACGCCTCTCTCCTATTACTTAGGCCAGATTCAAGCTACGCAGTTTGATATATCTCTACAAGCCGAGAAGCACCGCCGAATTAACAACTTGAAGTTCCTTGTTAGAGAGAATGTGATTAGTGAGGAAGACCTTACTCGCATTATGAGTGCCGATGTTGGCGGGTATGTTAAGGCTAAGACTGGCTCTAGCATGGATCTTAGACAGGTCATCGTGCCTCTCCCTCAAGGCTCGATGATGGACTTTGGTATGATGTCCGAGAACAATAGGAGAGACGCGAGAGATATGGTTGGCTTCTCTCGCAATCAGCTTGGCGAGTTTGATGCAAGTAGTAGGAGGACGGCTAGAGAGGCGACGTTTGCGAGAGAGGGCTCTATGCTTAGAACGAACAAGCGCTCTTCTGGCCTTGTCGATCTCTATCTCGACGCCATAGATAAGTTTAACAAGCTGATCTTTAAGTTCTGGACAACGCCTAGAGATATAATGATTGAGAGTGGGTATGTCTCTGCAACCGGACCGCAGCTTGAAAGTGACTATGCTTATGACATGACACTCTCTACAAAACGTAGCTTGTCGAAGGCCGAACGTAAGTTTGAGGCCTTACAGGTTCTGACACAGTTTGCAGTCATACCGGGCGTGAACTTGCAAGCACTCTTCAAGCTTCTTACCGATGCAGCTAATGATCCGCACTTTGAGAATCTCCTGCCCGGAGGTGGGGGTGCCGCAGGTGCTGCCAACAGTTCCGGAGCGGCACTCCCTACAATTCCTAGTACTGGTAGTGGTGGAGGTCAGCAGTAATGCCAATCTACGATTACAAGTGTCCGAAGTGTGGGAGAGAGCTGTTAAACGTTCTTGTCTTCTCACACTCAGCTCCGAACCCCAACTGTTTTGATTGTAGCGTAAAGATGGAGAAGAAGGTGACTATGTCAGTACCTCACGTCTTTCCATCTGACGGTATACATCTTTCGAACGTTAGTTGTCGTGGCAAGACGTTCTATTCTAAAAATGAGATGATTGATTGGGAGAAGAAGACGGGCGGGTATATAGATGCAGCTCACTGATTGGAGAAAGGATGAGTAAGATTACATGTGTAGTTAGTCCAAATGGTGTCTCTGTAACTTTCGATGGGGCTCACATTCCAAAAAGAGAGTTTGTTATGGCTCTTAAGACCATCGAGAAGAGTTATAGAAGGCAGGTTAAGGAGTATCAACACGAACGTAGGATTGTTAAAGGAGCAGTAAATGGAAAAGAACAACAAGAAGACGGCAGAGTCGAATCAGGAGAACGGGCAGGAAAAGAGTCAGGAAACCCAGCTGCTGGTGCAGAAGTTAAGCGAGACGGCGGCACTCCTGGAGCAGGAAAAAAGTAAGAGTACACAGATGGAAGCTAGGTTGAAGATGTTGGAAGAGTCAGCACACAGCAAAGATAGTGAGGAGGATAAGTCTGTCCAAGCTCTGCTTGACAAGTTGAATGACGAAGAAGAGAAGCCGGTTCGTAAGGCGAAAGCTAAGACGACTGAAGTTGATAGCCTTACTCCGCGACAGCTTCTTGACGTCATGGCAGAGGTTGTTGATGAGGCTCTCTCCAATCATTCTTCTTCCATCGAACAATCTCTATCTAAAAAGCTTGAAGCTTCGCAAGATGGATTCTTGAAGAAGCTTGAAGGTACTCAGAAGATTGTTGGTCAGCTCATTGGGCATCTTGGCGTTCAAGAGGCACGAACGAAGTTTAGTGATTGGGATGATGTTGCAGATGACGTGCATAAGGAGATGAACGAGACGCCCGGTCTGACACTTGATAAGGCATATCGCCTTGTGAAGGCTAACCGAGCTGCAGCTGGCATTCCTAACGATATTGTTGAAAGTGAGAGACCTTCTAGATCGGCTACTCGTTCTAGCCAGTTTGACTCTCTGCGTATTAGTGGTAGAAAAGCGTCTGCGGAAGATGAAGGTGGACGGCAAGAAGAAAGTGAAATTAGGAGACAACCACGCCAGGACTTTAGAAAGCTATTGTCAGATAAGATCGATGTTGTACTTGCAAGGCGTAAACAGTAAAGGTTTTTAGGAGATATCTATGGCAGTTCTCCCGATCCAAACTAGAACTATTGATGACGACTGGGCGAATACTTGGCAAGAGATTCGCGAAGACGTTATCGATAACGTGCTTGAGGCTACCATCTTTTGGCTGGCTCTCAAGGAATTTGGTTGCCTTACCCCTCAGGTAGGTGGAAATAACATTGAGAGGACGATCGGGTACGGGACTAAGAGTACTCAGCGTTTTGTCGATGGGACTGTGTTTACACAGAGCATTCCGAAGCTGGACACGGCTGCGACCTGGAACTGGCGTTACTTCACTGTTGATCTTAACCGATCGCTGGTGAAAGATGCTATCAATGCTGGTAAGTATCAGATTAAGAGCTATCTGACTCGCCAGATTGAAGCTGCTCGCAATGCTCTCGTCCAGGATATGGAAAGCTTCTTGATGCGGTGGACCGCTTACTATCAGAGTACCGAGCCGCCTCAGCCGAATGGTCTCTATGACATTTGTCCTCTCTACACGGCTGAGTCTGCTGTCGGTTCTGGCTCCGCTAGTGATAGTCAGGCATCTGGAACTTCTAACGGTGGGATTGATAGAACGAACGCTTGGTGGCGAAACTGGGTTATGTATAGTGGGGCGACTGAAACTAAGTCTACTTTCATCGCTGGTCCTACTAACGCTCCATACGATCTTAACCTTGTTCCAGACATGCGTCATGCGTATAATAGTGTGACGGCTGGAGTTGAGCCGCCTGACTTCATCATCACCAACCAGTCTATGTATGAGTCGTATGAAGATGAGGCAGCGGATAAGTCGCAGATTGTTATGAACGGCTTTACGAAGAAGGCTGTCGATCTCGGCTTTGATGCTTTCACCTTCAAAGGTGCGACCATGACGTACTCTTCGAAGCAGGAACAACTTCATATGCACATGCTGAATATGAAGAAGATTGAGTGCGTCTACGATCCGAACGTGTGGTTCGATATGACTGAGTGGATGAACACGGCTAACCAGTTTGAGAGAGTCGCATATATTGTCTGCATGACGACCGGTCTTCTGACTGCAGAACCTCGCCGTCACTTGGCGATGGAGTACGCTAGCTAACATTCTACAATTAACATTAGGAGATGTTGTATGGCTCAAAAAGTGCTGTTTGAAACTGCACTTACCGATCTGCGAACTACGGATGTCGAAGGCCTTGGCAATCTGCGGTTTGATGAGAAAGGTAATGTGGATAAGTGGGTTAAGAACTCCGGCACTACTGCTTTGTCGGCTGGAGGTTCTTGCCTTGAGCGGCTGACGTCTGTTTCAGCTGCTGTTGGTCAACGTATCATCGCACCGGATGGAGTTGGTGCAGCTACCGGATTGGTTACTTTGCCGGCTGGCGTTCCTCACACGGCTATTGCAGCGTCTGGAGCTTCTACTGGCGATCATGGCTGGGTTAGAGTGAAAGGCATTATGACTACTCCTGTCTATCAGGCAACAACTGCTCTTGTCCAGGGACAGGTCTCTCTCGCTACTAACGTAGGCGGTTGGGATAAGCCGATTACGTTTACTGCTGGCTATCCTTCTCCAATCCGGCACGTACGTCTGTGTTCTGCGCTCGCAACGACTGGTGCAGCTACTGCTAACAGTTGTGTTGTCTACGTTAACTGTCTTGGATAGGAGCTAGCTTATGACAGAAAGCAGCCGGCCTATTTGTGTGTGTTCTCACGTTTTTAACAACTTAGATTTCATGGCTTACTTTAACCACATGTTTTGCTTTAGCAAGTGGTGTTCAAAGTACCAAATCGTTTGGCTTGGGAAGAAGGGGTTAGATGCAGCTGATGCCAGAAACCGTCTTGTACAGAGGGCTATGGACGAAAACTGCAGTCACATCTTATTCATAGATGGCGATCATCTTCTTCCAGTCGAAATGCTAAACTGTCTTTGGGAGACTAAAGACGAAGCTATGGTGTCTGGATTAGTCTGCAAGAAAGGGGAAGGCTATCAACAGGTTGGGTACCAGAAAATAAATGGAAAGTACTATCCTGTTGACCTTCCCCTTGACGGCAGACTGTACGAGGTAAGAGTGTGTGCCTTCGGCTGTACACTTATCAACCTTGACTGTTTGAAGAAGCTTGAAGAACCTTACTTTCGTGATACATGTGTGGATATAGGGGATGGAAAGAAGTTTAACTTTCGTAGCGACATCAATCTTTGTGAAGCATTTGTTGAGAAAGGAATGAAGTGCTGGATTGATACTAGGGTATTGATAGGCCATATGGGGATGGATAAGGTGGTATATCCACAAACAGCCGATGCTATGAATATGGCTGATAAGGTGTTGAGAAAGAGTGAAGATATAGGGAAGAATGGGCAGGGGTATTACTATGCATCTGAACTCTAAAACTAATTTCTACTCTCACAATACGTATGCTAGCCGGCTGATAAGAGCTTATCAGATCGCAGATAGGCTAGATTGTGCAGTCAACGAACCACCGAGTGGTGAGTGTAAGAACCTCATCTTTGTCAAAACCTTCCCTGTCGAGATAGAGGAGTTGTATAGACAGTATAACATCTTTGTGGATGTTGTAGATTCAGATGTTATTTTTCCAACCTTAGCGAAGTATCCGAACATCCGAGTTCTAGCTATTAGCCGGACAGCTGTTGATTATATTGAAGCTAGGTTGGAGAATAAGGTATTCTATGTACCCGAACATCACTGTAACTTTGACAACTTTATAATTCCGCACAGGACTGCTAAGATCGTTGGCTTCGTTGGGTATAAGGAGTGCTTCGATCTTCCTTTCGATGCTGTTGGCTTTGCTCTTGACAAGCTCGGACTTGAGTTCGTCTGCAAGTTTGTAGATGATAGTACGACGAGAGAAGATGTTGTAGAGTTTTACAAGACGATTGACATTCAGCTCTGTTTTCGCAGTCCTCGTAACATTGTAGGTATGCCACCGGAGTTGAAGAATCCGCTCAAGATTGTGAATGCCGCTAGCTTTGGCATTCCGACTGTCAGCTATCCAGAGATCAGCTATATGAGAGAGTTCTCTCCATACCTGACTGGTCGCACTATCGATGACATCTGTTCTCACATTGAGAGAGTTAAGAAGCTGGATGTTGACATTCGGCATCAGCTTGTGGAAAAGGCTAAGCCGTATCACATTGATAAAGTTGTAGACATCTATAGAGATATGTTAGGAGAATGAGAATGACAACGGGCAGGATAAACTTGTTCAAAGTCTTCATGAGTAAGAGTGTCGATGCTGAGCTCTCGAAAGTTCTGCACTCTGGCTATATTGGAGAAGGCAAGAAGGTTCAGGAGTTTGAGAAGGCAATATGTGACACTACTCGTTCTACATACGTTGTAGCTGTAAACAGTTGTACTACAGCTATTACATTAGCGCTAAAGCTTGCAGGTGTTGGACCGGGTACATATGTTATCAGTACGCCTATGACCTGTCTTGCGACGAATGAACCGATTCTTAACTTAGGTGCTAATGTTATCTGGGCAGATGTAGATAAAACAACTGGCAATATATCAGTCGATAGTGTTAGTGAGTTGCTGAAGACATACAGTCACTTGAATATCAAAGCTATCCTCTGCGTTCACTGGGCTGGACAGAGCTGCAATACACTAGCGCTTAGAATGCTAGCTGAGAGACACGGTGTTAGGCTGATAGAAGATGCGGCTCACGCTTTTGGCGGAGCTAGTGACGTTCCAGGTAGGTATGTGGGAGAAGACAGTGACCTTTGTTGCTTCTCCTTTCAAGCTATCAAGCATGTAACGTGTGGAGATGGTGGAGTGCTGGTATGTAAGAAGAAGGAGGACTATGAAAGAGCTAAGTTGTTGAGATGGTTCGGGCTAGACCGAACTGGCAGCTTAGCTCTCCGCTGCTCGCAAGACCCGATTGAGGCCGGGTATAAGTGGCATATGAATGATATAGCTGCAACTATCGGCCTCTGTAACATTCAGCATCTCAACGACATTCTCTTTGATACAGCGAGTAATGCTGCCGAGTATGATGATAGTGTAGAGTACTGTACACCCTCTTCTCTCTTCAACAGCACATATTGGCTGTACCCACTCTTGATGGATGACAGAGACGATTTTGTAAAGTATATGGATATGAAGGGTATTGAGTGCTCTGAAGTTCATGTAAGGAATGATAAGAAGACGATGTTTAGAGGTGCGTTGAGAGATACAGACATGTCTGGTCTTGAGTACTTCTCCGAACGACAAGTTAATATTCCGGTCGGCTGGTGGCTAGATGCGGAAGATGTAAAGAGAGTTATTGAAGCTATAAGGAGTTATTAGTATGGCAACACCTTCGATGCCGCAGAATCAGGAACGCGTACTTTGCAAGATCATTGCTATCATGACTGATCACACGAAAGCTGTAGAGGGGAAGACCGGTCATGCAACTATCAACCGACTTAAGAAGCACGTTTGGGTTTGTGCCGGGGCACCAACTGGTGCTTACACTACTGGTATGGAGACCAACGATCTTATTCTCGACACTACAAACGACAATGTGTATATAGCAGCTGCCGAACCAGCAACTGGCGTGTATCGTGAGTTGACGGCAATTACTGCTTAAGGAGTAAGAGAATGACGTATAGAAGCCGACACAACTCTAAAAAGTACTCTATGTGCACTAGGCAGAATGAGTGGACTAGAGTTGGAACTGTTGCATCTGCAACCGCTAATGGAGATAGTGCTCTTAGCGTTACTGAACGTAGCTGGTCAACATCTATCCTGCTCACAAACTGCGTTACATTCATCTCTAGCGAAGGTATCAATGGTATTGAAGTTAGGTTTCTAATGCCTACAAACAATCAGACGGCTGATCTGGAGATCTTTGCTGTTCGAGCTGGAGAAGTTGAAGGTCCGCTTGTAGATAACAATCTTACTAGAATCACAGACCTAGATCTTACATGTGGCCTGCAAGCTGAAATTAACGCAAGTGATGCGGTGACTGGCAAGTTGTATGTCGATACCATTGCGGCTACGAATACTTGGAGCAACTCTGTAACCGTCGTTGATAGTGCTGCCGATAGGATAGCGAGAATTAAGTTTGATCTGTGCGGGTACAGAGGTATCCTATTTCATGGCTATGGCACTTTCCAAGCCGATTGCATAGTAGAAATTGCAGGATTCTAAGATGGCAAAGACTAGAGCACAGATTAAAACCGCTGTCCATCTTAATACGGGTAGAGGGACGGAGAAGGCGTCGCTTATAGAGAGTGCGTGTGACGAGGCACTGAAAGTGGCACTCGAAAGTCATGCTTTCAAAGACTCTCTCTCCTTCGATCAAGACACTGTAATAGTTGAAGATGCACTAAGCGTCGACATCTCTGCAATCACCAACCTTCTCGACGTTGTTTCAGCTACAGTTGTTGAGACAAGTGGGGTGCAGAATAAGATATTCTGTTTGCAGAATGAGGCTTGGTGGAACTTGCACGTTGTAAACGCAGAGGATAATGAGAAGGGGTGGCCATCTAACGGCATTAGGAGAGGTACACTTATCTATCTCGAGCGGCCATCTGACTCCGGCCTGTCTCTTCGCCTGACGGTTTCAAAGACGCAGACGTTTAGTAGCGATAGTACCGAGTGCCCGATTGCACTACTTGATACATTTGTAACTCAATACGCAACTGCTATGGTCTTCATGGCTATTGAGAATTATGATAAGGCAACGGCTTGGCTCAACTTAGCCCTCGGACCTCAGTACTATGTGGAAAATAAGATTGGCGGTTCTCTTCTTTCTGCAATCAACAAGGATAAGAAGGATATTGCTCAGATGTTCAAAGCTACGGCCGCAGGTGCTCCGGCTGTAGCTGCATCTGGCGTTGCTGTCAAGAACTTAATAGTTGGACATCCGAACTATGGAAATGTTGAACTTTGGAGCCGGCCTTAACTGCTAACATAATGTTATTAGTTGGGTAAAAGATATGGGAAATAATAACTGGGATGTTTCTGAGCCTATCGATCATATACTGAGGAAAGATGTACCTCAGGAGATTAGAGATGTTAAGTCGGCAACAAAAAGTATTATAGCTAAGGAGCATGCACAGCCTAGTACGAGTGGAGCAGGTGGTCAGCATTTGCAAGGTGCAGTTCGGGTATATCTACAATCTAAAACTCCAACTTCTGATCCGGAAGGCAACAACCTCTCTACTGCTGACACTTCCGACAATGGCCGGCTTTCCATATTAACTGGCTCCAGCAACATTATAAAAGTATATGCTGCAACTAGCGCTGGCATATCGACAGGTTGGCAAGCTGCATCTGTCTCTCGCGTCTATGCTAGCGAAGCTATAGACTTCAAGGGCTTTAACGCAGCCCATGTTAGTACGGGTACCCAATCTGGACAGGTCATACATATTGGGCAGTTGGATACGTCCTTCTTCAGCCTCTACCAACCTGCAACAAGCGGGATGTTGAAGTTGAAACAGACAAACACACCTACAACATTTACAGATGTGGCTAACAAGTTGTATGTAGATGATACTGTTGTAGATAATGCTCCGGCTGTCTATGACTCCGACTGGTTCTCTGTAACGAAAGATCTAGCATATACGAAAGCACATGGGCTTGGAGTAGTTCCAGACCTTGTGCAAGTGCTATACTCGAATAGTTCAGATGGTAGTGGCCATGTAGCTATGGTTGGGTATGGAGATGCATCTGACTACTTCTCTTGCTTAGCTGACCTAAACGCTACAAATGTCATTATCCGAACTGGAGCGAATGGTGTAGCTAGATATAGAGACTCAGGCGGGACTGAGAGAACGCAGACGAGTGGATATTTGAAGGTCGTTGCTGTCGTCTTCTAATAGGTGAGCCATGCAAGATAATATCACGATTCCTATTGCATATAATAGAATTGGCCAGAGGATAGGCGGGTTGAATAAGAATGACGAGCCCGTCGGCTTCTCCGGTCAGTTCTCTCCATACATGAAGAACTTTGTTGTGGAGAGTTCTTGCATTAGGAAGAGGTTGGGGTATAATAAGCTTGGTACAAACCTCCCACTTTCTGGAACTGGTGCTGGTCTCTATAAGTACGTAGATGCGACTGGCGTCAGCCATCTTATCGCTCTCACTAGTACGAATGCTTACGAGTATAATGCAACTCTCGACGCTTGGGATGACATATCACCGGAGACAGTTAGGACTGTATACACGCCAGATAGCATAACGATACAGACGCCGGATGGTCAATCTTTACTTGTTAGCGAACCAGCAAGTGGTACTAGCTTTACGGGTGGAGAGGATAATAAGTTTAGATTTGCTGTTGTTACCGATAGTACAGCTTTCACAAATAATGGAGGTACGGCAGCTGTACTAACGAATGGCATAGACGATCTGTACTTTTACGAAGGTAATGCCGGCTGTAGACTTGCGACTCTCACGCATGCCTTTCCTAACTTCGCGAACTGTCTTGACATCGTTGAGTTCTACAACCACTTCTTCCTCTTCAACTACAATGATGGAAGTCAGAGAGCGAGAGGGTTGGCGTTTGCAGAAGCTGGTGATGTTACTAGCTGGTCCGGGCCAACAGCTTCAGCAACCACACTTACTGACTCGGTAGGATCTGTCTCTCGTGCTTTGAAGCTCGGTCTCTACCTTATCATATACTCTACAGAATCCATCAGTATTTGCGAGTATATAGGCGGATCGACAATCTTCAGTATCCCAACTGTCTTCTACCAAGCTGGATTGATAAGTCCAGGAGCCGTTTGGCCTTTCACAGACTATCACATCTTCATCGGCTCGGATCAACGTGTGCATAAGTATGCGGGTAGCAATCGCTCCGACGACGTTGGGTATAGAGTAGATTGTGCATTGTTTAGCGAGATGGACTATGAGCATAAGGATAGGATTGTAGCTGGGTATGATTCGACGAGGAAGAAGCTTTACTTCTTCATCCCGACTCCATCTAGTGTAACGCCAAAGTCTGCATACGTTCTCTCTCCCGACATGTATGGAGAGCCGTGGGAGTATCATGAGTTTGCTGATACCGTTTGTAGTATGGCGGTTCTAGAAGCTAAGCCAGAGTACTACTGTGATGATACAACTGAGCAGACGGGGTATTGCGATGAGGCGACAGACTATTGCGATAGCGTCTATAGTCAATCTGGTGCTCCCATCTGTGTCTTTCTCTCTTCTGACAGCTATGTCTACAAGCTGGATGAGTCGACTGGTAAGGATGATGATAGTGATATTACGTGTGAGTACCAGACGGAAGATATTACAGTTGATGAAGAGATAACGGTTGATAGGTGGAATTGGCTCAGCTTTGTCGCCCGGTCAGATGCGGGTACAGACGTCTACCTTAGCTATTCTACAGATGATGGGAAGACGTGGACGTTCGCTGCTGACTCTCCAATATCAATATCCGAAGGCTGGAATACGTATAGAGTTCCGATAGACGTCGCGAGTAGGAAGATACGTATCAAGTTCTATGAATCCTCATCTAGCGATTTTAGACTGAGGGAGAGTGTGAGAGTTGGATATACAACTCAGGAAGAGAGAGAATAATGAGAGTGCCTGTTGAAATTATACTGTCAGAACCGGCTCTAACACTTGACTATGTTAGAAGGTTGAGGGAGGAGATAAGGAGACTGGCTGAAGATAATAAGAGGAATGTTGTTGAGATTGAGAGTTTAAGAAGTAGAGTGGATGATATTGAGGACGAGTTTCTATGAAAAAGCTATTTGCCGCTACAATCCTTACTCTTCTCTCCATACCTGCATTGGCTCAGCTTAAGGTTGAAGACATGACCGAGCTGACTGTTCCAGATTATAACGATCTGTGGTATGTGGTACATGATCCAGAGGGAACGCCAGTAGCTAGGAATATGAAGATTGGTGTGCTTAGAGAGTATAAGAATGTTAAAGACTTCGGAGCTGTGGGAGATGGAAAGACAGATGACACAAACTCTATACAAGCAGCATATGACGCTGCGGCTGCTGTCGGCTGTACTACGTACTTCCCGGCTGGAACTTACGCAATCACATCTGCAATTGATGTAGATAGTTATGGCAAGTTTAAGGGAGAAGCTGGTAAGTCTATCATTCTACAACTAACAGCTTCAACTCCTCTTTTTAACAATACACCAGCTGCAAATGTAGAGCAGTTGATATTTGAAGGTCTAGTCTTTGATGCTGATGATACTGGATGTGTTGGATGGTATAATCCAGGGTACTATACGGCCTACACCGAATTTAGAGATTGTCAATTCAGACGTGATCTCTCCGTTAGTATTAAAACTGTGCCTGGACATTTTAGAATGTACAACTGTATTGATGGAAAGTCTGGAGCGTTGAGAACTTCGCACCAAGCGATTGACTTCGACTCTACTCCATCCAAGTCTGCATTTACAGTTCTTATAGAGGGATGTTGGTTTTGGAAGGCGGCAGGTGTAAACTCTACCATCTACGATAGATCTGGCAATACGCTAACATTTTCTTCTTGCACTTGGCAAGGTTGTAATACAACGGCTCTTAGAGCTGATAGTGTAAGAAATGTGTTGATGCTGAACTGCAACTTTGAAGATATGGAGCCAAATGCAGCTGACCCGAACAACTGTCTAATATCTATGAAAGTTGATTCTGATGCTGTGCCAGGTAATATAACATTTAGTAACTGTTGGGTTCAGAACAATGCTACAAATCATTGGGTAGCTTGGACATATCTTACAACGAGTGGAGCCGATGCCAAGGCTGAGTTTCATGCTTGTTCTGGAAATATGGGAAATGCGTACTGGACAAAGACAAGCTCAACCTATGATTTACCTACTAACACTATAGTAACACATAGCAATCCTATCAACAACAGCAGCAGTTTCGGCTCATCTTACTCTATCGGTCGTACCGCTACATTCCACTCCGGCATATATGTTAAGAATAGTCGTACCAGCTCTGGCTATATTGACATGTATGAAGACAGTGATAATGGGTCAAACTACTACAGACAGATAGCGCCTTCTACAGCTGACTCGAATGGTGTAGCAACGTGGCCAGAGGCTACAGGTACAGTTGTTGTTGCAAGTGCATCTAGCCACAGCTATGGAAGCGGTACAACCGCTTGGAGCATGACAAAGGCTGAAGCGGCTGGTACCCTCTTTACAGTCACGCTTGCAAGTGGACCAGCCGATGCAGTCTTTCCTGCTGCCGTAGCTGGCAAAATGTATACTGTGTATAACAACAGCGGCCAGACTATTACTTTCAAAGTGTCTGGACATACAGGGCATAGTGTGGCGACTGCAAAGTACGCGATCGGAGTTATGAATACAACTGACTGTGTTGAGCTATATGAGCAACCGTGATGTTAGTAAAGTTGCTTGTTTAAGGAGATAGTATGGGTATTTTAGGTTCGTCTTCTAAGGTTAAGAGTGAAAGTACACTTTCAACATCCCAGCGAAAGCTGCTGGATCAAACGGCTGGAGTTGTCTCTAGCGGTCTTAGCACAGGTGCTACGCCTTATACGGGTCAGCTGACAGCTGATACACCTGACTATCTGCAGAAGGCTTTTGATCTTGCTAGCAACATCTTCTCCGCTGATAGCTTCAAAAGTATACAAAGTATGTTGACCGGACAAGTGTCTGGAACTCCTGCCTATGTCTACGATCCAGCTGGCATTACGAAAGAGTGGCAAGAGAACTTTGCCAACCCAGCTCTTGAAATGTATAAGTCTAACATCTTACCTCTCGTTAAGGAGCAGTATAATATTCCTGGAATGGGAAATAGTACACTAGCTGCGAGAGGAGTTAGTGAGAACTTCTCCAACTACTACGGTCAATCCGTTCTTCCTACTCTCTACAACAACTTGCAGAGTGGTAGACAGATGGCGTTTGAGAGTGGAGAGGCTGCAGCGGGTAGACAGCAGAGTGCTGCTAACATGCTCGCAAATCTTCCGAACCTTGCAGTTAGTGGTTCGGCACAGGCAGCCGAGGTACAAGTTAATAATCAGCAGCGATCTCTCGATGCGATGTATAAAGAGTTTCTAAGAACGTCTGCTGAGAACAATCCTTGGCTCAATGTAGCGTCTGGCCTTTCTACTGCCTCGACTATTGAAAATGTTGGTATGCAAGGTTGGAGCGCTCTTAGTGACATTGTTAAAGGCGCTACGGCTGTAGCATCCATGTAAGGAGTAATATATGGGCTTTACTGTTCCTTCTCCAACTGGTCTAACTGGATGGGGAGATGATCTTATGACTCTCGCTCTTGCTCTCCGAGCTGAGAGAATTGAGAAGAAGAAGATGGCTGATGAGAAAGAGGATAAGCAGCAAGCAAGAGAACTGCAAGCTAGAGGCCTGGATATTCAGCAACAGCAAATTGAGCAGCAAAACGTTCAGTTTGAGAAAGGGTATGAGCTGGATGTTGAAAGGCTTGGATTAGATAGGCAGAAGGCTACAGCTGACATTGCACAAAGTACAGCTAGTGCTAGTTACACTAATACATTAGCTGATATTGCTAAGTTGCAAAAGTCAATGGATGAACAAACGAAAGAGTATAAAAGACAATCTGAAGTTGCAAAGGCTAGAGGTGCAACGACTGAAGCTGATATGGCTCAGATGCAATATGATGCTCTCAAATCGCTAGGACCAGAAGGACAAAAAGAGTTCTTTACTTCTCAAAAGGTAATAGCGAATATGAGAGCCGAGCAACAAGCTCAAGATGCAGAGTCTAGAGCTCTCAGAACACAGATTGACATGTATAGTACAATGATTCAGCAACAGCAGTTGAAGCAAAGGGATGTAAGTCAGAAGTTCGATCAGCTAACGGGAGGAGGCTCTCTAACAAAAGATCTTCTCCCATCCGATCGTATTGATATAGAGGGGCTATTCATGAACTTAGCCGATACTATGTCAAATGAGAAAGCTGACCCAAATGCAATAGTTGAGCTGAGACAAGCAGCTTATGATAAGGTGAGAGCAGCAGAAGATAGAGCTATGAATGTTAGTGAGCAGAAAGAAGATGTTAAGGCTCAAAGGGCTTTGAGAGGCGACGTCTCACAAGCTCTCATAACAAATCCTAAGCTAGCACCACAGTGGGATGGCCCGAGTTTAAAAGAGGCACAGACTAACCCGAATACAGAGTTTAGAACTATTAACAAAGACGTGTTCGAACTATTCGGAAAGAGTGTGCCTAATCCTCTCGGTGGTCCATCTCTCATCATGACAAGAAAGAGAGCGGAGGAACTCGGGTTGATAAACGCTTGGCTTCTTGCTCCTTCTCCCGTTGATCAGATGGTAGATATGGCAAGTCGCTCTATGGCTCCAACTAGCATGAGACAGCCGAGTGATGAGACGAAGAAGAAGACAAGTAGTTTGAGAGACTAACACATTAACTAATATATTAGTGTTATTAGTTAGGTAATGTATGGCTATCGTACAAGCATCAGACTATGCAAAGAGCGTTTTGGAAAAGAAGTACGGTCGAACCAGCCGACTATCTGCTGCATCTGACTATGCAAAGAAAAGAGTTGCAGAAAGCAATGGGATAGTTGAGCAGCCGACTATCAACTTATATGCTGATCAAGAGCTAGATGCTGAGCAGATGCAGCTAGCTGCTGCTAAAGCTAAGCCAGACATGACAGATCCAGAAGCACAAGCGGCTGTTTTAGATAAGGCCGCTAACGTTACAGGCGCTGTCGGCCACGGTGCTGTAGGCGTAATGTCTGGCTTAACCTTCGGCCTCTCCGATCCAATCATCTCAAAATTCGGAGATATGTATGCAGAGCGTGAATTGCAAAGTAAAATTAAGCAGAGAGATATGGCTGTTGTAGGTAAGACGAAAGATGAAGAAGGCAATCCGGTTTGGACGCTGAAGAATGTTACAAAAGATGGGGTAGAAGATTATATACAGATTGACCCGAGAGACTATCTTAAAACGTATGATAAGAACCTCGGTCAGCTCTATGGTCGTCTAACTGGAATGGGCGAACAAACTCCTCTCCAATCTCTCGCCTATGACATTAGTCAGTGGAGTGGGATATATAGAGGGTTTGGTAAAGCCGCAGCTGGCGTAGCATCTAAGCTTAACACAGGTCTTCGCACAACTCGTATTGCGAGTGGAGCTCTCGCTGCTACTGGTACACAGGCACAGAAGGAGCTTATCGATAACTTGTCTACCGGCGAGCCTATCTCAGGCTATGATATAGGAGCCGCTTTCGTACTTGGTACTGGCCTATCTGCAGTTGGAGAAGGTGTTGACATCTTACGTGGCCGCTACGTTATGAGGCAGATTGCAGATAAGTATCCGCAAGTTCTAACCGGACTATCTGCTAAGGATAAGGCTACGTTATATGAGGCAGCTGAGGCTTGGGAACTATCAGCTCGTACAGATGCGAGTGGGTGGAGTGCTGTAAGAGGAAAGACGAATCTACCTGAGATTAGCGGTAGTGTTGGTAGCGCCGATCCTGTAGCTATCAAAGCTAAAGACATGTCTAAGTTCATGTCTAAGAATGTGAAGACATCTGACATCTATACATATAAGGCGTGGGAGAAAGTGTATGGAGAAGATGTTAAGCGGATTGGAGAGGTTATTAAGAAGAATGCAGTTGACATGGGCTATGACCCGACGTTAGAGATGATTGCTGCGAAGGATAGATTGCTGCCTGCATTCTCACAACTAGCAGATGATGCAGAAGCAAGAACACAAAATAGATCGTTTGTTGAGCCTCCACAGATAGAAGGTGTGAGAGTACGTGGTAAGAACGTATCCGAATCTTCATCTGAGCCTCTAACAGCTGGTGGCGAAATCTCTAAACACCCTGGTGAGATATATGGAACACCGAATCGCAAGTTTGTAAAGCTTGAGAAGACAGGCGGGTCGACTGTTGAAAGACCCGTCTCTCTAACTCAGCCTTACAGCGTTTTGAAGAAGCCAGTTGCTGATCTATCCAACAAGGAACTTGCCGAACGCATCTCTAAATCCTCTCCCTTCCACGATCTATATACGCTAGAGAGTGCAATTAGGAAGTTGGAGAGAGGAGAGATTACAGAGAAGGTATTTACAGACTATACAAAAGATCTCAAGCTCCCACCGAAGAATGACCCAACCAAGTTGCTGATGGAAAAGATAGATAGGGTTATTGTAACTCCTGAACGACGAGACGTAATACGAGATGTTAGTAAAATGGCTGAGGAGCAGGTAGACCCAACAGCTTATGAGAGGCCACATAAGCCATTTAGAGCTATGGGTATTACAGAGCTTCTAACACCTAAGTGGATGGTTGGTAGGCTAGAAGGTTGGGAGGATATTGTTAAAGATGTCGAGTTTGGGCAGCTTCAAGCTAATGTTGATGTACAGAAGATGAACCGGCTTGCAGCTAGTGCAATGCAAGACTTTAACAAGCGTGCTTCAACCGGCGATAAAGTGTGGGCGGCTATTAAGAATAGGCCGACGAAGGCGCTAGACGCTCTCTACCTTCACCTTAATGCGTATGAAAATGCACCAGATTGGTATCCGGAAGATCTGAAAACGGCACATACGCAGCTGAGACAGTATATGAAGACAGCGCTTGAAAGAGCTAATGTTGGTAGAGTGGCAAGAGGAGAAGAGCCTATTACTGATATAGGTGCGTATGTTCCGCACTACATCGACACGTTAGCTTGGGAAGTTCAGAATGGCAGCTACCCTATCAAGTCCGGGTACATCTACAGTCTGATGAAGGGCTTGTCAAAAGACATAGCTAATCCATCTGCCAAACATAGAGAGCTTGTAGATGAGCTATCTGCTCACTTCTCTCGCAACTTGCCAGACCTTCTAAACACAATGTTTCGGCATCATTATGAAGACGCATATGTAACTACACCATACGTAGATGCGTATAAGAAGATACAGAATACGCCGATGCCAGAAGCTGTCAGAAATGATGCTATCAAATATCTACGCTATGACATTAGACATATGGCGACAGATGTGGATAAGATGGCAGATGCCACTCTCGACACTTTGCACATTACAGATGCCATAAACCTTGTTCTCAGTCCGTTTGGGCGTAAAGTAGCATCTGCATCTGGTGCTCTCTCTAGCGTCTTCCGAACCCTAGCTTATTCTGGTGGCATGGGTCTCAAGCCATATTTAGGTGTAAGGAATAGTCTACAGACGCTTCTAGCTTTCGACCTCTACTCCGCTCCAGATATTGCTGCTGCTTTTAGAGACAAAGCACTTGTTACGCAAGATAAAGTTGTAGATCCGGAGACGGGAAAGACTGTCAACCTACTTGATATTGTCTCTAAACAGCCGTGGTACAAACAATCTGTAGACTCGGCGACGGAGAATGATCTATCATCTAAGCTTGTAAATGCTGCAACTAAGTCGTCCGGAATGGAGTTTACACATAAGCAAGTGTTGGATATGGCAGTTAGAGTTGGGTATAAAGATTGGAGACGATACTATGAGCTGTCACAAGACAAAGAGTCTAAGCACTACAAAAGGGCACAAGAAATCGCAGTCAAAGAAATTAGGGAAGAAGCGGTAGAGAGAGCAAGTAGCGCTACTATTGGAAAGGAGAAGAGAGAGCTTACAAAGAGTGAGAGAAAGACGTTTGTAGACGAGTATGTTAAGAGGAACATGCAGTCTAAGCTTGATGAGCTACTAGTTACAAAAGCGGACATGCTACCTATGATTCGAGATGCGATTCGGCTCATTGAGTGGGAGTACTTTAGCACTTCGATGCCTTGGATACATAGAGGGAATGTAGCGAAAAGTGCACTTGTCTACACAAGCTGGATGCAGAACTACTTCTTCTCTCACCAAAGAGAAATGTGGACGAGAGTTGTAACGGGAAGAGATACGAGAGGAAAGTTGATGACACCGGCTCAGCGTCTTCGACCTGTTAAAGGGCTTGGCACACTGTATGCTATTGCTAGAGCTGGAGCTGCTGTTCTCGGTACTCAGCTAGTTGGAGAGTCTATCATGCCGAGCCCAAGTGCAGAGATTAGACTACCACCTGTCATCGAACTTCTAACTGGCGCCGGCTATTATTACTTTAGCGATAATGAAGAAGATCAGGCAAAGGGCAAGAGGATGATGAAACATAGTAAGGAGTTGCTAGTCCCATTTGCAGGAGGCGCTCGCTTCTTACATGAGCTAGCAATTGGTCAGAGACAACCGTCCGAGCTGTTGCTTGGACCAAACAAAAAGGAGCAGTAGTATGAGTACGAGTGTTAAGAATGCCGTTGTCCGAAACTGGAAGACTACCGTCTTGGGAATCGCCGCAGCCATTACTGTCATCAGTCAGCAAGTTGTGTACATGTTAGACAATGATCCGAATACAGTTGTAAGTTGGGAACTCCTCCTAACAGGCGGCTTCATGGCTCTGATAGGAGTGTTCGCGAAAGATGGAGATAAGAGTACAGAAGAGGTAAATAATGAGCCTACCAAGTAACCCGCTCGGCATCTTACTAGCCCTACTACTTGGTCCTATAGCTGGTGCTATTAAGGCTGTTAGGAGATGGATAAGTGGGAAAGATATTCGCGGCAATTAGTGCACTAGCCTTATTCTTTCTACAGCTACTGAAGGTTGTGGATAAGAATAAGTGGAGTGCGAGTGCTCAAGTTAGAAATGTAAAGAAGGAAATTGCGAGGATTGAAGATGAGAAAAAGATGTGGCAGAATAAGCGCTCTGGCTATCTTCGTCTTGGCCTTCCTATCCCTGACGAGTTGCAACAAAGAATTGACGAGTTCGTCGCACAGCTTTCTAAACTTGAAAGACAACTCCAAGCTATTGAAACAAAATGAGCCAGTACCGAAAGATGGGTACTGGCTCAGCCCGGAGTATTTTGATTACTTGTTAAGATGTATGGAATACTGCGAGCAGAAGAACGTTGATGTTTACTAGCCGAGTGGCCTCCTAGGCTGCTGCTTCTGTCGAACTAACCGGATTGGCTACTTGCGGTCCGGTTAGTTTTTTCATTTTACCTCCACAACTGTGTAGTGCTGCACACTACCAACAATGTTTAGGTTTACGGCTCTACACTCTATCAGCGTCTGCATAATGACATCGAGCTGTTGAGATGTCAATTTGTGCTTGAACATTCGTATAAGTGTGGGCCGGTCAATCTTACCCTTATTCATTATAGTTGTTAACACTTGCTCACAAATGTCGCCACAAGCTTCGCTGTTAATAGCATTGAGAATGCGGGGCATGTGGCGCTCGGCGAGAGAGATTGAGTTGATAGCCGCTTTCATATCTTGCACATCAATCTCTCTACTATCTTTTATAGATGCAGAGAGGCACATGGCAATTTTTAAGAGTGTTATGTGCCTTCTACCACTATACCCAGATAGATTCGGGTTATCGAACAGATCGCTATCTTTATTAAACCGAGCATACTCAATCTTATACAGATCGAGAGCGTCAGCTGACATTGCGAAAGAGCCCCTCATGTTGTGGGCTATGTAGTTGAGATCCGCTGCTATATCTTCCCCCCTCTTCTTATTCTCCTCAGACATGATGGGCCAAGCCACATCTTTCTCCCTCTTCTCCTGAAACACAAACACAATGCGAGAAGTGAAGCCTCCACCAATAGAAACAACAGGAATAGCTTCTTTGATCCATTGGAGAGTAGAGCCACCAAGAATAGATAGGCAAGGATTTCTAACAGCCTCAAGGCCCCGACCCTTAGTTCTGTAATCAAAGTCTTTGCAGTCATATAGCTTTGTCAAAATTGCTATCATTCCATTAGCAAAACTATTCTTGTCTATCAATGTTGACAGCTCGTCAACGACAGCGATGCCAGTAGCCGTCTGCACAATCTTTTGATTGTCAACATCAACACCGGAGAGAGTACCGATGAGAGCCTCTGGCGTCTGCTTTTGCGATAACAAGTTGATAGGCGGGTCAATTTGTTCGAGGAAGAAAGAGGCGATGTTGACAGCAGTAGACTTTCTACACCTAGCACTTGCCGCAACTAGCACAATGTACATGTTTGGGTATACGGTAAAGTGGCCCTGATCTATGAAAGTGTTTCGGCCAAGAGATGCAGAGACGATAGAGATGCCAGTCCAAAGGGCGAAGATGCCCGGTACCTCTGTATCCGCTGTATACTTGATAATCTCAGAGATGATCCCATTCTTCAATCTGCGAGTCATAGAAATCTCCTAAAATGTAGAGTGTCTATACTTGATTTCTTGACTCAACATACTCTATCATCTTTCCCCAGTTACTACCGTATGAGAGCTCGATGGGGATGATGAGAGGGCAGTCTTCATTTATCCAAAGAGGAATGAGAGAGGCCTTTTGAATAGCACTTGCCACAGCGTCTCTCAACTCCGGCTTGTACTCTACAACTACTTCATCATGTACTTGTAGAATGACATCAGCGCCAACTGGCAGAGTGCCTGAGACATCTAGCTTTCTAAGAATGGTGTTTGTAACATCTCCAACTATAGATTGTGGTTCCCAGCTTACCGCCTCTCTCAACGTCTCATTGTCTACACGCCCGAAGAAGAGACGTTTGCGACCGAGACAGTGACTTAGCATACGTTTAGTCCGGACCTGCTTCTCAACCCACTCCCACCACTGACTGAGGCCGGGCATAGCTTTCATTCGGAGACTGAGAATGCGTTTGGCATCTGTAAAGCTCAGATCATCGATTCCCCACTTAAGTGCTGTCTTCACTAACACGTTAGGGCCGGACATATAGTTGCCGGAATGGTTAGAGACTTTTCCAATATTCCTCTCCTTCTTCACAACATCAGCCTCTGCCTTATTGAAGATTACAGAGGCCATCCAAGTGTGAATGTCAAAAGCTGGCTCCTTATACTTAAGCCAGAGTTGCGGATAGCCCAACCGCTTTAGGATCTCGGCAACAACCATAGTCTCGGCTTGTTTAAGATCCCCCTTCATAATCTCTTTGCCAGCCGATGCTATGTAGAGGTGCCGAATGTTAGCAATACCCTGCCCTCTTCCAGCTGGTATGTTCTGTAGATTAGCGCCCTCCCCCCACAAGTTCTGTCCGGACGATAGTCTGCCTCCTCTCGTTCCACTCACATTGTAGCTAGAACGCATTCTACCGTCAGGAGAGACTGGTGTTTCGAGATACGTTCCAAGTAGCTTCGCGTCTTTCCTATAGTCTATGATAAGTTTGAGGACCGGCTCATTCGGGTACATTACAGAGAGTTTGCGGATAGCCTCTTCATTCGTCGTCTCATTATCATCTTTATTCCGGGCGACGGGGAATTTCATCTTTCCATACAACAGCTCTTTCATCTGCTTAGGACTATTCGGATTGACTTCCGAGCCAACAACTTCAGTCAGTTTAGCCTTCGTGCTTTCCATCCTCAGCTTAACGTCTGCTGCTAGCTTGGTCCTAGCTTCCAAATCCACCGTAATCCCTCTACTCTGCATATGCTGGACGGCAAAGCAAGTAGGGTGAATATGGTTGAAGTAGAAGGAGCGGAGATTGTGATCTATCAGCTCCTGCTCTATCTTGTAGCTGACTTCTAAAGTTACAATCGCGTCTTGAGCATTATACACCCACTCTTCATCATCTACACTTGTATTCTTCTCCGTCCAATAATTCGCATAGTCTGTAAGAGCAGAGCAGAGAAAGTCAAGACCCATCGGCAGTTCACTGTAGACAAGATGCCAAGCGTGCATGATGTCTAGGTAGTGGTTCTTTATCGTTAGCGCTATGTTCTCCACAACTATCGGCTCGTCGAACGAGATGCTGTTTTGCCCAACTACAGGTATGCCAGACATGAAGAGTCTGTCGAGTGCATCTAGCACAATCACCTCTTCATCTACAGACCAGTAAGAGCTGGAGGTGTTTGTAGAGCTACAGAGCTGAATGACGTTAGAGATGAGAGAGGTGTTGCCGCTAGAGATGGCTATGAATGGAATGCTGATAGAGAGAGTTTGGCCATCTTTCTTATACGCAATAGCCAGCGATCTTACACTCTTGTAGATGGTCTCAATATCGAACGCTATTCTATCCGCTTTTTGAGCGTCGCTTATGAATTTAAGAACGTCTCCAAGCTTTGGTCGGATAAGAATGTAGGGCCAAGCTTGAGGAGTGTGAGAGATGGCCTTCCGAATATCCATCTCAACAATCGGCTTGAACTCAAAATTTCGGAGAACGGCAGCCGGGTGGTATGTTGGAAGAACACAGACGTCTTTGTACTTCTGAAAGCAACCTCTCCAATTCGAGATGCCGAATTTGTTAGTTACAGCTCGGAGAGCTTCTTGCCCAAGCAATATGCAGACAGATGGTTTGATTGCATCTATCTTAGCACAGACATCTTTCCACGCCTGTTCAAGACGCGGTTTCGGTACTCTCCTCTTTGCATCTTCATAGAAGTGTGCAAAGTCGTTACCGGGCGGCCTCTCATTCATTACGTTAGTAATGTAACAGCTATTGAAGTCAACACCGCAGTTAGAGAGGATTTGGCGAAGTAGCTGTCCAGCTCCGCCTTGAAAAGGCATCCCTGTCTTTTCCTCATCTGCTCCAGGTGCTTCACCAACAAGCATGATCTTTGCGTCACGAGGACCGATATCTTGAACCAACATGTAGCATCTCCTAACTACAGATTGTTAAGCCAGCTGAGATCGACGGGCTTGTATGTAGACGGCTTGATGTACTTTCCACCTTCGTAGTGCCCGCCGACTTTCGTCATGTTGCTAGCATGAACTTCAGAAAACACTCTATCAATCGGAATTCCAGCTGCAATAGCGGTTCCGAAGACAACGTAGAGAAGGTCGGCAATGGCATCAGCTGTCTTTACAATATCTCCAGTATCTAGAGCCTCAATCAGCTCACTTAGCTCTTCTACTATAAGACGAAGACGAGAGATGCTGTTAGCAGAGCCAAGTCGGTAAGGAGCACTTGCAATCGGGCCATTAAACTTCTCATGAAACTCTCTGACCATACCAGCGTAGTCAGGTACAGCGTATGCTATGCATCCATCTTCAATAGCAACTGACTTAGCTTTAACAGATGTTTTTTCCTTCTCTTCAATGTATGTAGCTAGTTCATGCACAAGTCTTACAGCAAAATTCGCTCCGGGCTCTGCATAACGTACATACTTATCAGGATTGCTCGATACACTTAACACATGTTCTAACGTATTCATTTCTCATCTCCTAAAAACTCAAGTCTCTTCTTTGTCTGCCAGTAGTACGTTTCACAGTTCTTACAATCCACACACTTACCGCTCTGTGGAGTTCCGCACATGTTGATGAGACAGCCGTAGACAGCAGTAAGAGAAGACCATACGTCTAACATGAACTCAGATGTTGGGCACCAGTACTCATTCAATGTCCGAACCTTCCACTCATATAGAGCCTTCCCCTTCCTCCACGCAGTTGTCTTCTCTTTATTCACGGTGCAAAAAGGTGGAGTTCGGGTGTAGAAGCTAGTGAAGGTTAAGATGACGGGTATACCTAGATCTACCCATTGAAAAATGCTATCGTCATTAGCTAGCCTAACATACTCAAAGTTCTGCGTACTGATACGTAAGCGAACGAACATTAAGTTTGTGAGATGTCCATGTACCTTGCCTGGTGTAAGAATGTCAAGTTCATCTCTTCCATTGAGAGTGAGAACGACGGGGCCTGGAAAGTTGAGGTTTGGAAGACTGGTGTTGAAGAAGTATTGCTTGTACTTTACAGCTTGATCTATAACTCTCTGTCTATCTACATTTGAGTCATGTCCACAGTTGACGCGGACAATCTTATCTTTCACATCTTCCGGCTTCGGAATGTGCTGATCGTAGATGCTTTCATAAAATGCAGTCTCTCTATTGTAGAAGCACTCTGGACAATTAAGAGGACAAGGTCCAACTTGAACTCGGCAGTCTTCGAGAGATGTACCAACTTGCTTAGGGTTTTGGTTCATAGTGATAGCCTCATATTACTGTTAACATTGTGTAGTTAGTTGTTTGCTAATCCAACTAGTAGCTTCAACCACAGTTTCA